GCACTATCTACCACTGAGACGTGGATATAGGAGGAAATCGGATGGAAAGCAATGAATTGATGGATAGCGAATTAAGTTACCAGGATAGAAAAGGAATTTTAAAGGAAAAGTTAAACATTGTAGCAGAAAGCTTTGTGATAATCGGGTACCAGCTGAAGAAGATTAGAGATGGAGAGTTATACAAGATTGATGGATATGACAATATAAATGATTTTGCAAAGGAACAATACAACCTAAGCCAACCAACAACATCAAGATTTATAGCAATTAATAACAAATATTCTCTAGATGGCAGCAGTCCAAGGTTATTAGATCAGTACGAGGGGTTCGGTTTCAGCAAATTATCAGAGATGTTGACATTATCAGACGATGAAATGAAGCTAGTAGTAGCAAAGACAACAGTAGCCGAAATTAAAGAAATCAAGAAGGTAAAAAGAGAGGTTGAGAATGAAATTTATGCGACGTCGCATAAACCAGAAAGCCTTGATAATGCTCAATTCGAGGGCGATTCTAACAATGTTATAAAAAGAAATAATCCAGACCTAAATATTATAGTAAAAGAGTTCTTTCGAGACGTAAAAAATCGCAATATGCTGGTAGAACTAAAGGAATTATACCAAGAGTCAAGTAAAAGCGGAGAAGAAATAGCAAGAGAAGCAGCAGTTATCGTAAATCCTTCCGAACATTACATGTTTCGAAGAGGTACCATGATGGTATTTTTCGAAGCAGAGATAATCAAATACCATGTATTTGCAGGACCAACCGTTGAATACACATATTCAGACCTTTTATCAGCAATCAACGCTGTATTCAACATGGGATGCAAGGATCCCTGGGTGGAATTTTACGGAGAACCACCAGTAGTAGTTAAAGAAACACCGAAGCCAGAACAAAAGCAGACACCAAAGAAGCTACCAGAGCAGAAAGTTACCAAAAAAGCAGAGAAAACAACGGTAAAGCCTCAATCGGAGGACGAGGACGAAGAAGACGAAACCGAGGATGATGGAGAAAACGGAGATATCGAAGAAGAAGATATTGAAGAGGAAATCAATGACGAGATTATAACAGGACAAATGAAAGTAAATGATTATCCGGAGATCCTTCCTGATCAAGAAAAAATTCAAGAAGAAATAAATCTAGTTGAAGAACTAGAGGAAGAAACTGCCGAGGATGTCGAGATTGCTGAAATCATACCTGCTCCACAAGTTGTTGAAACAAAATTAAATGTCATTCTTCCGGAAGAAATTCAACAGGAGGAAAAGGAAGAAGAAAAGCCTGAACTGGCAGCAGGGGAAGTAATTAAAAAAGAATGTCCATACTGCAAACCATTATTCCCTCAAAATTTCGTTACAGACAATTACTTTATATCAATCAAACATAATGGGTTTATAGAGATTTACAAAAAGAGCAATCTACTTCAAACCACCGATAGATCTGAAATAGATTTATGTCCAAAGTGTGGGAGGAAACTACGTGAATGCTAAAACAACCAATGTACTAAAAACATCAAAGGTAGGACGGCCAGTTAAAAGGTTAAAAGATGCAGACACAGAAATATGCCCTGTGTGTGGGAAAGCAACTATTTTTTCCTTATTTATGCTAAGAGAAAATTACGCATACAGTTATACAAGAAAGAAGAAAAAATATTATCCATGCAGTTATACTTGCTCCAACAAAGCACAATCAGAAATGCCAGAACATAAAAGCATTAAACATTAAAAGGGCACACGCCAACTGGATAACATATCACAGCGTAACCAATGGCATAACATAACCTCTGCCGGCGGTTCGCCGCCGCCGGTGAAAGGAGAAAGTACTGTGATAGGAGCAATAGAATTCTTACGCAAGGCAAAGGAAATTTGCAAGAGTCAGAAAATTTGTAGTACGGATTGTCCAGTTGATGAATTATGTGGAAACGCATGTGGCATAACAAATGAAGCTGACCTTGTACGCAAGGTAATGGCTTATAAGATTAAGGAGGAAACCAAATGTTAATTGATAACGAAAAATGGAATGCAGCTACACCAGAAATAAAAATGAAATTTTGCAAGGAAGCTGATAGATTAGTAACCCATAATGGATATACAAAAGCTGACTTTTTCCTAATGGTTAGATTTTTGATCAAACAAGTCGAGCAGAAAGGACTGTGCAAACCAGAGCAATTAGAAGCAGTTAAATGGTTAAAAGATAACAAAAAGTGCTGTACTGGTTGCGACTATGAAAGCACTGAAACGGATACGGTACCATGCTGTATATGTAGCAGATTACTGGATGATGAATTTAATAATTACGTAGACAACAATTTTACATGTAAGCACTGGGAAGCAAAGTAAAAATTGATTACTGTACTAGCATCATAAAATAATAAAAAAAATAAGCATATCTAGGTGTATATGTCTGATTTTAAAAAAGGTCATAAAACACAGTAAAACAAAGGATTTAACAATAAATAATGTATATGGTTGAAACACGGTTATAAAATCAGCAAAAATAGCTATAAACCGTGTTTCGTAGTAACGATTTTTAAAAAGAACAGGAGGTAGACAAAGATGATTAGTTTCTTAGTAGGTTTACTAATTGGAGCATTGGCCGGAATATTTACAACAGCTTTATGCAAGGCAACTGGAAGAGAGTAAAAAAGAAAAAAGTATTAACAAGTATTCATATGCTACCGACATTCGTGTCGGGAACATAATTAAAATTAAAATCTAGTTATAAAAGCTATTAATGGCAGCAGTTGTAAAGGAGTGATGTGTTTGAATCAACAAACAGCAGATGATTTAATAAGCAAAGCAGTTAGAACAGCCATACGTGAGTATAGCAAAGAACAGAAGATTATAAGGCGCAATAGAGCATTACATAATACAAAGATGCTACTAAAGAATTATGAAAAGATTAAAAGTAGCGTTGAAGGGGCAATTTCAGAAGCTAATCAATTAGAACAAGACTCCTTCGATTGTACTGATAATGAAGAGGTTTATATTAACAGCATAAGAAGAAGTAAACTAAAGAGCTTAATTGTTATAACACATATTGAAAATGCATTAGATACTATTAAAAATCAATATAAAACAAAAGGTACTCCAGAAAAGTATGAAGCATTTGTAAGCTGCTTCATGCAAAATATGAATTATGATGATGCTGCAAAACAATATCTATCTAGTAAAACATCTATAGGCAGATGGATAAATGAAATCACAAAAGAAATTAGTATTCAACTATTTGGGATTGAGGGCATAACGCTGGTATGAAATTATTGTGGGATAAAAACGGAATTTACACGATACTTTAACCATGATATACTAGCAATGTAGAGGATTGCAAATAAGCAACAACACCAAGGAGCACTTATCATTTAATTATGGTAGGTGCTTTCTTAATGGAGGTAGATAAGATGAATGGCGGAACAGTATGTATGTTACTTAATATTTTGTTGCTAATTGTATTCTGTATAGAGTTATGGAAGGATTACGATATCATATTAGATAAGAGCGAACCAATGCCAAGACGTAGAAGATATATAGTAAGACTTATTGCATCGTCAATAGCAATAATGATTACATTGTATTATCTTTATTACCTGTTTGGGATAGACAGTAAAAATCTGGCCGAGTATGTGAAGTATGGAGAGGTATAACATGATAGATGCTTTTTACATCTTATGAATTAGAGGTGGTGATATTGGCAAGGAATAGGAGCCCAAACAGAGCAAAAGCTTTTGAAATCTACAAGAAGAATAAAGGGAAAATAAAAAATAAAGATATAGCTGAAATGCTGAAAGAAGATCCCAAGACAGTGTCAAAATGGAAGACATTAGACGAATGGGGAAAGATGCTTAATAATTCGAAAAATAAAAATGTTAATTCGAAATTCGAAAACGATGCAAAAAGTCGATATGAAGCAAAAGAAAAAATTGAGGTTGAAGATCAGCTGAATGAGATCATCGAAAACGATGACTTAAATGAGAAGCAAATTTTATTTTGCATTTATTTTATTCAGAGTTTTAATGCCACAAAAGCATATAAAAAAGCTTATGGATGCAGTAATGTAACAGCTAGTGTGAATGGCTGTAAATTACTAAGTAAGACTAATATAAGAATTGCCATAGCTCATCTAAAACAGAATAAGCTTAACCAGGCTATGCTAAATCCAGAAGATATCTTTCAAAAATACATGGATATAGCGTTCTCTGACATCACAGATTACATCACATTTGGTCAAAAAGATTTCAAGACAGGTGAAACTCCTGAGGGGATTCCCATATATCAAAAGTATAATTATATTGACTTTAAAGATAGTGACAATATAGATGGATCAATAATCACGGAATTCAAAGAAGGTAAGAATGGTTTCTCTATTAAGCTTATGGATAGATTAAAGGCTCTTAACTGGCTATCTGATCATATGGATATGGCTACAGAAGAGCAAAGAGCAAAGGTTGAACATCTTAATAACAAAGTTAAGGTTGATAATGAAACTCTTGAAATTAAAAGGAAACAGGCTGAAAAGGATGATTGGTAATGAGTACTGGAGTATTGCATGCGTTTTATAATTCAAAGCAATGGATAATATTCAGAGGGCAATATATACTAAAGCATGTTCAACAGCATAAAGGTGTAATATGTACAACATGCGGTAAACATATATTTAATCGCGGTGATATACAGTTAGATCATTATCCAATAGAACTTACTGAAGATAACTATCTGGATGTAAATATATCCATGAATGAAGATAACATTGAGCTGAAATGTATGAGCTGCCACAATAAGAGACACGGCAGGTTCAATGGTGGAGGACACAAGAGAAAAGAAAAGTCAGTCTATATTGTATATGGTCCACCAATGTCAGGTAAGATCACTTATGTAATTGAGAACATGGAACCAGGTGATCTCGTTGTAGATATGGATAGGCTATATCAAGCAATAAGCTTAAGGCCTACTTACGATAAGCCGGACAATCTAAAATATAATGTATTCTCAATACGTAGCCATATCATAGACAATATTAAGTCAAGGTATGGTGGCTTTCGAGCAGCATGGATTGTTGGCGGATATCCAGAGAAGTTTATAAGAGAAAAGTTAGCGGAGGACTTAGGAGCAGAGTTAATATTTGTTGATACATCAAAAGAATTATGTATTGATAGATTACAATGTTGCTCCGACTATAGAGCGGATCATAAAGATGAATGGAAGCAATACATAGATAAGTGGTTCGAAGATTATTCGAATTAAATAACACCCCCCATAGGTGAAATTTTTCGTTTTCAGAAAGACCGTAGCAATATGAAGGCAAGAAGAGCACAAACTGAGATTTTGACTTTTTTATAAAAAGATTTGAAGAAAGCTGGTGATAATTTTGGATATCCAACAAGAATACGATAGAATCAAGGAGTTATTTCAGAATTGTGATGATAGTCAGCTTGCTTTGTTAGACGGATCCTTCTGGGAATGTGCTAGATTAAGAATAGAACTCAATAAGTTACATGAGATAGTGAAGATAACAGGGCTTGTTAAGGTTAATCCAGACAATCCAAGTCAGCAAAAAGAGCTTCCAGTGTCCAAAATGATAGTAAAAATCAGAGCAAATTACCTAAATTACATAGCAAAGCTTTCAAATATCTTAGGAAAAGCTATTACGGAAGAGGATGATGAACTTGCAGAGTACGAATAGTTACATTCTTGAGTATTACAATGAAATCCAAGCCGGTAATATCATAGTTGGCCAAGAGTTGCTAATGATGTTGAAAAAGCTGGTTGATGAAATCCAATGCCGGAATGTATTACGTGATAATATCCGGATAGACTTTGAAGACTCTGAAAAGAGAATAAAATTCATTGAGTCTGAATGCAAACACTATGAAGCACCTCATGCCGGTAAGCCATTTATCCTGGAACTGTTTCAAAAAGCTTTTATTGAGTCAATATTTGCAATAAAGATATTTGATGAAGAATTAGGAAGGTACGTTAGGAAATATCAGAACGTACTTTTTTTAGTTGGAAGAAAGAATGGTAAAACACCACTGATAGGTGCCATTTGCCTAGCAGAGTGGTTTTGTGGTCCAACTGGATTAAAGATACTATGTGCCTCGAATGACTATGAACAGGCAGATCTAATGTTCCAAGCGATTAATAACATGAGAGAAGAAAGTAAAACTCTTGAAAGGGTTACTAGAAAGAACATTAAAGGTATCTTCTTTGGTAATCCCAAGCAAAAGAATAAAAAAGGAAAATTCAGTTATCAAAATAAAGGCAACATCCGAAAGCTCTCTGCTAAGACCTCCGCAAAAGAGGGTAAGAATATAGGCATTGGTGCACTTGATGAAGTATTTGAGATGGAAGATAACAGCCTTGCAATGCCAATAAGACAAGCTCTATCAACTCAAGATGAACCTTTATACTTTGAACTAACTACAGAAGGATTTACAAACGGTGGGTACCTGGATGAACGATTGATTGAAGCTAGACAAGTACTTAAAGGAGAAATCGAAAATGAGAGATGGTTAATATGGTTATACACCCAGGATAATGAAAAAGAAATCTGGATCAATGAGAGAAGTTGGTATAAATCTAATCCAGGACTAGGAGTAATCAAGAAATGGTCCTTCCTTCGCCAGATGGTTGATGAGGCAAGAATAAAATCTAGTACAAAAGCATTTGTATTAGCTAAAGATTTTAATGTAAAACAAAACAATGCTCAAGCATGGTTGCAGCCGGATGATATCAAAAATACTTTAACATACGACATGGAAGAACTAAGGGGTTGCATATCAATTGGCGGAGTAGACTTATCTGAGACAGGTGATTTAACCAACGGAAGAGTATTGATACTTAAGCCAAATTCAAAAATAAAGTATTTCATAACAAAGTACTTTATACCAAGTTCGAAGTTAGAACAAATGGAGGGAGAAGAAAAAACAAAATACATGCAATGGGTAAAGGATGGACATCTGGTAATATGTGATGATACAGAGGTAAACCAATCAGATGTTGTTGCATGGTTTGTAAAACTATTTAAGACATATAAAATCAAAACAATCAGAACTGGTTATGACAAGTGGCAAGCAAAGGCATTTAAAAGCGAAATGCAGGATTATGGATTTGACATTGAAAAGATAGAACAAGGCTATGAGTTATCTAACGCAATGACTTCTCTGGAAACTGATCTAAAAGCTAAAAATGTTAATTTTAATCTGAATCCGATTGACATAATGTGCCTAGAGAATGTTGCTGCTAGATGGAATGCTCAAGGAACTAAACGAATGCCGGAAAAAGTACAAGGTGACTATACAAAGAAAATTGATGGAGCTGTAACAATGTTAATTTGCTATGAAACTTTAGATAGATATAGAAAAGAGTATATGGATATAATTAATAAAAGTGGGAGGTGAGTATAAGAGTGGGATTGTTAAACTTAATTAAGTCATTTACAGACTTAAAAAAACAATTAACCTATGCAAAGATGATGAATGGTACGGTTCCTGTGTTCTCACAATTTGGAAGTGATATATACGCATCTGACATAGTACAAATTGCGATTCGGTGTATAACTACGGAAATGAGTAAATTAAATCCACAGCACATTAGAACAGACAATGATACCGGACTTCAGAACATAGTAAATGACAGCATTAACAGATTGTTGAAATTTGGACCAAATCCATTAATGACAACAACCGACTACCTTGAAAAAATAGTTTATCTAAGAGAGATTAATAAAAACACATACATATATCCGACGTATACAAAAATACCTCTAGGAGAAGGATTACATAGGCGCGAGTATACGGGATTATATCCGTTAAATCCTAGCGAAGTTGATTACTTAGAAGATACAACAGGAAGTATATACATAAAATTTCATTTTTTAAATGGGTATGAATACACGTTACCTTACGAAGATATCATCCATTGGCGGAAGGACTTTACTGCAAATGACTTTGTAGGTGGAGATCAACAAGGTAATGCAAATAACTCCGCTCTCCTTAAATTATTGGCCACGGACGATACAGTAATTCAGGGTATCGAAAAAGGCATTAAATCAACGATGGTAATAAGGGGAGTTCAGAAGATCAATACCCTGATGGATGATGATGAGCAGAAAAAAGAAAGAGAAAAATTCGAACAAAAGCTCAATGATATTCAAAGTGGAGTATTAGCGATTGATTTAAAAGGTGATTTTACTCCAATTACAATGAACCCCAAGTTTATTGATAAAGATACGATTGAGTTCATCGACAAGCGCATCCTGGCAAACTACGGAGTATCACTAAAGATATTTTATGGAGAATTTACAGAAGAAGATTACCAGGCATTTTATGAAAAAACATTAGAGCCACAGATTATAGGACTAGGTAGGGTACATAGCAAATGCATATTCACAAAACGAGAACTTGAAGTAGGAAATGAAATAATTTTTTACAATCAAGGATTAATGTTTATGAACTCGGCCAATAAAATTCAGGCCGCAGATATATTGACTAGACTTGGAACACTCACAGATAACCAAGTACTTGCTATTTTTGGTTACCCTCCTTTCGAAGGTGGAAACGTAAGAAAGCAATCGCTAAATTACATAAATAGAGATATTGCAGATCAATACCAGTTGTCAAAAACAAAGGGGAAGGAGGTACAGAATGAATAAAAATGAACAAAGGTATGTTGAGTTCAGAGCCATAGACAATGACGAAGGAAAGATGATTATCGAAGGGTACGCAATTACATTTGACCAACCAGCTACTCATGAATATGGTAATTACAAATTTACTGAAACGATAAGAAGAGGTTCACTTGATTTTGCTGATATGAAGGACGTACCACTACGGTATAATCACAACGATACATGGATTATTATAGCAAGAACCAGGAACAAAAGCTTGCAGCTGATAATTGATGATATTGGGTTGAAAATAAGAGCAGAGCTAATAGACACGCAAAGCAATATAGACATCTATAAGTCAATTCAAGCAGGATTGATAGATAAGATGTCTTTTTCATTTACGGTTGCTGAAAAAGGAGATACATGGACTTACGGAGCGAATGAAACGTTCCGAGAAGTGACTAGTATTAACCGTTTATATGATGTAAGTGTGGTGGATACCCCATTTTATGATACAACAAGTGTTTATGCAAGAAGCGTTGAGTTACTGGAGAGTAATAAAGCGCAGCTGGATAGCTTTGACTTGCGAAAAAGGAAATTAGTTATGGAAATGGAACTTAGAAAATAATTTGAAGAAAGAAAGAGGTAAAAATATGAATTATTTAGAACAATTACAAGCAGCAAGAGAGCAAAGAGCAGCATTATTACCACAGATTAGGGCAGCAGTAGACGGGGCGACGCTGGATAGATTAGAAGTAGAGAGAAGAAGATTTGATACAGAAATCGCAATGCTTGAAGGCTTCGTTACAGGAATGGGTGGTCAGGGAGAAGATGATCCAGCAGTAAGAAGTTTAGGGCAGGAACCGCCACAGAGTGGAAGTGGACAATTAAACCCTTTAGCAACATTTAGAACTGTAGGAAACCAACCAATCGGTACAGATGCTGATCCTTATTCCACCTTGGAATACAGACAGGCCTTCAGAAATTACATGGTTTCATCTACACCAATTCCAGCACATTTTAGACAATCGGAAGAAAGATCAGATGCACTTACAGTAGTAGGCGATGTGGCAGCAGTAATTCCAACGACAATCCTTAACAAGGTTATTGAAGATTTAACCGTTGAAGGGAAAATCTTCCCTCGTATTACGCAAACGGCCTTCCAGGGAGGCATTCAAATTCCAATTTCTGAAGTTAAACCAGTAGCAACTTGGTTAGAAAGTGAAAGTGGAGTTTCCGAAGAGCAGAAAGCGGAAATGAAAGCAAAGTTACAATTTGCTTACCATGTATTAGAGGCAAAAGTAGCGATTGGCTTATTATCAGCAACAGTAGCATTGGGAATATTTGAAGCAACTGTTGTAAAACAGTTGAAAAAAGCTATGATCGTATCCATTGAAACTGCTATTGTAAGTGGAAGTGGAGTGGGACAGCCTTTGGGATTTACAAAATACACTTTACCGACAGCACAAATTATCACATTTACAGAGGCACAGATGGGTACCGTTGTAGGATGGTCAAGAGCAGAAGCTGCTATTCCTGAAGCTTATGAAGATACGGAAATCTACATGATGAATAAGCAGACATGGGAAAAGTACTTAAATGCAATGGTTGATACTACAGGTCAAAAAATTGGGCTTGGAAAAATTAACGAAAAAGGCCAAAAAATACTTAATGGTAGAGAAGTTCTTTGCACAGATAAGCTTCCTGGATTTGATAGTGCATCCGCCGGTGATACCTTTGGAGTCCTCGTTAACTTGGAAGACTACTGCCTGAATTCAAATCTCTCCATGTATTACAAAAAGTACTTTGATGAGGACAAGAATAAGTGGATCCATAAGGCACTTATGATTGCTGACGGAAAGATGGCAATCGGAACCGTACCCGATGGAGAAGGAACTAAGTTAGTCGGAGCCAAAGGACTCATTTACTTAAAAAAATAATTAACACTGTAAGTCCATTGAGTGCTACGTATGATTTAAAGACTGGTGCAGGATCAGACGTAGTGCTTACAGTGGTACCGGGAGACGGTGCAACAATTAGCGCACTTTTACTTGATGGAAATACCATCACAAAGACAGGTAATTACACAACGATCGGTAATTTGATTACAATTAAGACAGCTTATTTAGACACGTTGGCTGCAGATACATACTCAATTACTGTATCTATGAGTGAGGGTATTAACCCAACAATTACGCTAGAGGTTGTTGATACGACAGTATAAATAAAAAACGGGAGATGATTAAATGGATGATGTAACATTACTCGGAGCAGTAAAAGGTCAGCTAGGCATAACTACAGATGACGAATTTGTAAATAGCAACATTAAACTAAAATTATTAGCCACAAAGGCGTACCTGATAAAGGGTGGAGCTACACACATGACAACAGATCCCGTTACACTAAAATGTAACATCAATGATCTTGATATAGCGTGTATTGCAATTGGAGTAAACGACTTGTTAAATAATAAAGCTGGGGAAACTAAATTTTCTCCAGCTTTTAATATGTTGGCATTGCAAATATGCAGGGGGTAGATTAATGCAATTTATAACACCAATATTATTATGCAGTTCCGGTAATCCAGAAGGAAGAAAAGTATATGCAAGTGAAGAGTCAGTGAAACGTTTAGAATTTTATCAAGCAAATGCCAGCGGACATAAAATAGAAAAAGTTATTACAATCCGAAAATTTGAATATGCAAATGAAGAAAGTGCAAAAATCAATGGTGAAAAATACACAGTATTAAGAGTATACGACCTAAACGATGGCAATATCCAATTTTCATTAATTAAAGAAGTTAGGTATTATGATGAAGCAGCTACTCTGATATGGAATGAAATAGAAGATGGAGTTATTATTGATAAAAGTCAGAACGTACTTGTTCGTGAAGATACTTTTACAAGTACAGAATTTTACGCTTCATATCAAATTGGTACTAATCAGGTATATCTATTTAAGATGACTAAAACCGATTATGAGCTTACGAAACGAATAGATGCAGATACAAAAAAACCACTATATGCAAGAAAATTAAAATATAAAGAAGCCGTGTATGACATAATTCAGGCTCATTACATTAAGGATATTGATGAAATTGACCTTATTTGTAGTTAGGTGGTGAAACGTGGAAATTGATTTTGATTATAAAGATACAACATACGAGATTAAGGAGCAAATTGCAAGAATACCAGAGAGTCTTAATGGCAGCAAAAAAACTATTATAAAAAAGATGGCTAAGACAGTCCAGAAAAATCTCATAGGTTATTTTAAAGAATATGAATCGGATATTCCGAACACAGCTTCAAATTATGACGGATCAACTCCGTATGTCCATCTAGCTAATGATGTTAAGGTAAATACAAAAGATGATAATCAAGGATTTGTATATGCAATCGTAAGAGGTGGAAAATATACCGGATACAAATGGCACATGATTGAAAACGGAACAACACATTCAAAGGCATTGCATTTAATTGACAAAGCTATGAGTCAATCAGAAGACGAACTTGATACTATAATCGATGAAGCTATAGGAAGGGCGGTGCAAGGTGGAAACTAAAGTAAAAAATATTTTAGATGGAGCAACAACCATACCAGTAATCGAACTTGAAGTACCAAATATATTCCCTTGCGTAACATTCCATTTTTATAACGAGAACGGTTCACTGTTCGGAGCTGGTACGGCCACAGAGGAAACTGCATCATGCCAGGTGGATATTTGGTCTAAAGTAAAAACAGATGCCGTTAAATTAGCAATCAAGAGCATCAAGCAAGCAATCATAAGTGAAAAATATTTCTCTTATCCAACAATGGAAAATACTTATGAAACCGCAACTAAGATATTTCACACATATATAAATTTTGAATTGATAAAAGAAAGAGAGGAATAAAAAATGACAGGAAGTGTAAAAGCAAATAGATTTAATGTGAGTAGAATTGTATATTCGGTATTATCCAAGGATGATGCTACCGCTTATATTTTTGGGCCAATTAAAAAATTTGGTGATCCAATGACGGTACAGCTTACTCCAAGTTATGCAACCGGTAAGCTTTATGGAGGCGGAGTAATTAAAGAGGATATGAGTAAACTAACAGGTGCAGTTTTAAAAGTAGATGTTAACAAGGTGGCAATCGAAGTAAGGGCTGAAATATATAGCCACAATTATACCGATGGAGTACTTACAACAAATAAAAAAGATCAGCCAAAAGATATTGCTATCGGATACGAAATAGAGCAAACAGGAGACAACATTGAACTGGTATGGCTGTTAAAAGGCAAAGCTAAGCCGTTTGGCAGCAATGTTCAGCAATCAGAGGATAACATTAAATTTTCAACTGATTCTATTGAAATCGGATTTATGCCGACAGAATTTACCGGAGATATTAAGAAAGATGGTGACACAGCCAACACAGACTTTACTGCGGAAATGGCAGCAGCATTTCTTAATACTATCCCTGGTGGATCGTTAGCGACGGTGTAAGCGTATGAAAAAAATAATTAATGTTAAACCAATCACAGAATTAGAATTACAGTTTGAAGATGGTAAGAGCCTCACACTTAGATTTGATGTGGAGGCTCTTATGCATTTTAACGAGATGGATGGTGGTATGAGTGCTTTTATCGGTGAAAAATCAATGTCTGAGATATGTGCGCAAATTATTTTTGTGGGTGGAGCATCAAATAATCAAGATCTAGATATAAACGAAGCGAGAAAAATTGTGTCTAATATGGATATTGGAACAATCACAGCAATAATTAATGAATTCACAGAAGGCATGGGCACAGCCCAAAGTGAGGTGCAAAAGGAACTACAAAAAAAGCTGATGTCTCAATGGCTGGACAAGATTGTGAAATAGACTTCGACTATTTGTATTATATGTATTGCATAAAGATGCAAAGATCAGAACAAGAACTGTTGAAGAGCAGTTTCGCAAAGGTAATTGCAATGATTGATATGTACGCAGATGAAATGCAATTAAAAGCAGCGACAATGAGCAATAAAGAATACGATACAAAATATTTCAAGCAAAAAGAAGAAGTTAGAGTAATTAAATCAATGAAAGAGATTGAGGGGTGGTAATCTGTGGGAAATAAAAAAGTAATAACTTTAGGCCTTGATTACTCACAATTCGATGGAGGAATTACAGAAGTAAATCGAAAAATGGGATTGCTAGATTCACAGTTCAGACTAGCCACAGAACAAACTAAGTCATTCGGATCAGAAACAGATCAGCTTACTTTAAAACAGGAACAATTGACTCAAAAGATTAACCTAGTAACGCAAAAGGTAAATCTATCAAAAGAAGCATATGATAAAGCAATAACAAGTGGAAAGGCTACAGACAAACAACTTGATAATTTACAAAAAGCTTATAACAATAATCAAACAGCACTACAGAAACTGAACAATGAACTTACGGAAAATAAGGCAAAGATTGATAAGGCAAATGCAAGTACTGAGACATTTGGAAGTTCAATCCGCGGAATGGCATCGTCTCTTGGAATAAATGTGAGTCCGGCACTTGAAACAGTCGCCAGTAAATTTGATGGACTAGATAAAAATGTAGGCAATGCAGTATTAGGCATAGGCGCAATGATAGCGGCCTTTGCAAGCTGTACCTTTTCAGCGGCCAACATGGCAGACGATTTACTCCAGCTAAGTTCAGTTACCGGAATTGAAACTGATCAACTACAAAAGATGCAATATGCGTCTAAGTTCTTAGATGTAGAAGTTGATACAATGGCAAACTCTATCACTAAGCTTACAAGGAATATGGACGATGCAAGAAAAGGTTCAAAAGAATTAGATGATGCTTTTGATAGACTCCATGTAAGATATAAGGATGGAAATAACGTCTTGCTAGACTCCGAAGAAGTTTTTTACAAGACAATTGATGCACTTGGAAAAATAAAGAATGAGACAGAACGTGATGCATTAGCAATGACGGTACTGGGTAAGTCAGCAAAGGAATTAAATCCACTAATTGAAGCAGGAAGTGTAAAGCTAAAGGAATTAGGAATTGAAGCTGAAAACATGGGAACTGTCATGAGCAAAGATAGCCTTGATAAACTAGGAAAAATGAAGGATGCTATGGATAAGCTGGACAATACAACAGGTGCATTAAAAAACAGCCTAGGCCTTGCGCTACTGCCAATCCTAACGACTTTATTTACTGCAATATCATCTATTCCAACGCCAGTGTTACAAACGCTAGTAATATTAGCCAGCGTGATAGCAAGTGTATTATTAATAGTGAAAGCTATTAAATCAGTTACGGATACTGTCGGCACAATAAAAGGTTTTTTTGGTACAATTAACCCTGCTACACTAAAAACAGTCGGAATCATTATGGCGGTTGTTGCTGCATTAATAGCTTTAGCCGCTATAATAGCCGTAATTTCGGGGAAAGGTAATCAACTACAAAGCAGTATAAGTGCAGTTGGAAGCTCAGTTGGACAAATACAAAACACAGTGGCATCTACACAGCAAAATACTGTTAAATCAATAGGATATGCTAATGGTACAAAGAGTGCGGTTGGAGGATATGCATGGAAAGGTGAGACAGGTCCAGAACTAGAATACACTCCACCAGGAAATAGAATTTTTACTAATGCAGAAAGTAAAGCCATGGTAGGTGGTGGAAATATATATTATATAACCATTGATGCTAAGAACGTTAGAGAGTTTAACGATGTAGTAACGATAATGACAAACCATAGACAAACATCAAGACAGGGGGTGGTAGGAATTGGCTAGTCAATTACTAAGCTTTAATTGCGTAAAAGATACCTATATAAACGCAGACAACCAAGGCGCTAATTATGGAAGTTCTACCACCTTACGAGTTGGACAAATTTATAGTAGTGTTCCAACGTCAACATTTGCTTCGTTTATTGGGTTTGATTTATCGTCAATTCCCAAAAATAAAGTTATCACTAAAATGACATTGAAATATTTGGTAATGTCATTTTTCATATATGTCGGACCTGTTACTATGGAACAATACATGTATAGTGATACACCTGTTGTTGTTAAAGCTAGAAGAGTAAACGAGTTCAACCTTGCAGAACTTGAATCATTACTTACATATACAAGCGTGAAGAACTCAAGCGAAATGAATAATGTAATCGAAGCGAGCAATAGCGAATTTGATTCATCTTATAATATAACATTATCGGCTGGTTCAATAATATCAATGCCAATTTTAGACGTTGCTAAATCGGAAAATGGAGAATGCATCATAGCACTATTCCGTGATGAAAACTACCGAAATAGTGTATCAAACATTTGTTCAGCCAACATTGGTTCAAGAGAATATTTTGCACCTATTCTCGAAGTTACAATTGATGATTATATTCCGACTCCACCAACTGAATTGCAACCGAACAATACAATAAGAAATAAAGCCGGTGAAATAAATTTATCGTGGCAATTTAAAGATATCTTAATGGATACTATGCAAGCATCTTATAGTCTAATGTATTCAAAAGATAGTTTTACCACATCAACAACTGTGAATGGAACAACGAATAGTTTTTATCTAATACCAGCAAATGCATTTACGCTAGGAAACACGGTTCAGTGGAAAGTAAGAGTAACAGATACAAATGGAGATACTTCTGCATGGTCAAATATTGCAAGTTTCACAATTGGGGCAACGGTACCTTCTATACCGGATGCAATTAGTCCAACAAATACAATAGTAAATTCATCAGATGAAGTTTATTTTAGATGGAAATATATTGATTTGTTTGGATATCAACAAGCAAAGTATGATTTCCAATTTAAAAAGGCAACAGATATTGAAACAACGGTTACAAACATTAGTGAATCGATGCAGTACATAATGCCAAAGTTAATAATGCTAGGTGGTGATTATAGTTGGAGAGTTAGAACATACAATGCATTCGGAGAAGCCAGTCCTTATACAGAATGGAAAACTTTTTTCAGTATAGGAAAGCCTGATACACCTATAATAAATAGTGTTAGTAATAGTATGAATCCGTTAATTAAGTGGACATCAAATGCACAGGATTTATTCATCATAAAGATATATCAAAATAATACGCTCATCCATGATAGCGGAGAACAAGCTAGCAAGTCGGTGAATGAATATATAATAGATGAATATTTAAACGATGGGAACTATACAGTGGGGGTGCAGATTAGCAATATATATGGCTTCTGGAGTACTGAGGTTATTTCAACTTTCGTTATATTAACCGAAAAACCAACAAAACCTAAAATATCAGTTGGTAAAAATGAATTTTATCTTGCGTTAATAATCGAATCACAAACTATTAGTAATTTAATTTATAGAAAAGGCGAAAGGGATAACGATTTTAAGTTAATCACATCATTGACTGCAAACAATTACTTAGATTATTCCGCAACTGTTGGTTTAAATCAATATTTTGTGAGGGCGTTATCAACCAATGCATTTAATGACAGCGACATTGTCACAGCAAGCTTATCATTTTGCGGTATAACATTAGCCGGAGAGGATAATAAAAGTGATATGATCCATCTTTATCTAACAAAGGATACAGACAAAAGAAAGTCAATTTTATTAGCAAAAACGCAGAGCAAGTTATATTGCAACGGAAGAATATACCCGATAATTCAATCACTTAATTTCAAAAATCATTCCGAGGGCCATGAATACTTTATTGAAGAAATAGATTATGATACGTTTTACCGTATAGCTAATTACAACACATTACTTTATAGAAATAATTACGGTTACAGCTATATCGTTGAAATGTCTAATATTTCAATAGTGGAAGATATATTTGGTTATATACTAGTATTCACATTAACACGATTGGAGGAATAAAATGCAGAGTCTATCTATTAATGGATATGCCGAGGAAAAAGTCAAAGGAGCGTTACAGTCCAATCGTGAAATAAGGTATGAATATGATTTGCTAGATAAAGACGATAGAAAGATTGGAACCCTTAACGACGTTAGGGGTTCCTACTCTTTTAATTCAGAGGCCGAAATAAAAGGTGCAGCAATGTTTCTAATAAGCGAAAGGGATCATAAAGATATTAATTTTCTCAATGAAAGAATAAAACCTTATTTTTGTTTGAAGATGGGCTTAGAGTGGATAAGATGGGGACAAGGAATATATTTGTTAAGTTCCCCGGACAGAAACGAACAAAACGGTGGTATATATCGAAACATCGAAGCATACGACAAAGGATTAATATTAAAAGAAGATATGACAGATAACCGCTATTTTATTGCAAGTGGAACACCATATACAAATGCAATCAGAGATCTAATAATATCGGCCGGAATAATTAAAATAAGCATACAAGAATCTAACCTGGTATTAAGCATTGATAAAGAGTACCCAATCGGAACAAGTAAGCTAGACATTATAAATGATTTATTGAATTCAATTAATTATAATTCTGCTTACTTTGATGAAAATGGTTTTTGCATGATAAGAAAATATGTCAATCCAATTGAGAGAGTTTATGAGTTCGAGTACATAACAGACAGCAAATCAATTACCATTTACGGAGCAAGTGAAACATTAGATACCTTTAGCATCCCAAATAAATTTGTAAGATATGTTGAAAATCCAGAAACAGGTTATATGATTGCTTCTTTTATAAACGATAAGGCTAGTAATCCACTATCTACCGTGAGCCGAGGAAGGGCAATTACAGACATCAAATCAATAACTGATATTGCAGACCAATCAACGTTAGAAGATTACGTTAAAAAGGTTGCTAGTGAAAAGAGCCAAGTATTCGGTGGGGTAAAATTCTCCAGCTTAACTATGCCTCATCATTCGTTGTCAGATTGTCTTTATATTAAAAATAATAATCTCAATATGTCGGAAAAGTTTATCGAAACAGCATGGAATATTGATGCGTATGAAGGAGGATTGATGTCACATACTTGCAGAAAGGTGGTTGAATTATGGTAGATAGTCAAGAATTTGTTAAGCTGCAAAATGGATACAAGGAAGAAGCAGATTTCAAACTTGCAAATGTAACGGAATTATTTGAAACAGGAACAGGAAAAATTACTTTTTTCGGAGAAGAAGTTGTGAGTGAAAAGGAATATAGTTATTTGTCTAGCTATAAGCCGGTGATAGGAGATACCGTATTAGTAGTGCCTTTTATGGATACTTACATTATTGCAGGCAAAATAATGTTCCAAGAAATAACTATAGAAGAA